ATGGGTTTGACTCTTCTTGAACCGTTGTTTAAGGGTTTTTCCATTAATGTGCCTAGAGTTCATTGTGGGCTAGTTAGAAGCACTAAAGATATGATGTTGCTTGCTTGCTCAATGATATGTTCTCAATTCCAAATGAATGATCATGTGCTTAGATCTGTTGACTTTGATGTTAAGAGTACTATGGTTATTATGGCGTTAGAATTGCGTGAGTCAGATAATCAGATTAAGGTTCCGCCTTTTTTTGATTACCCAATGATTCCGAAAAGTTTGCCATTACCTCCAGCTGAGCCAAGAATTATGACCGCTTATCGTGAATTTGATATGTGGTATTTACGAGGTCAGTTTCCATCATTGTCTAAGGAAGATATAGCGACTCGTGTGTGGAGAGTTGCTCGTGATTCAACGTGGACAGGTGTTGCTAATTGTGGAACTGGATCTTTGTTTTGGGACGCAATACAGATGTCGTCTGCATTTAATATTGCTTTCTGTGGAAATGCTCATGCGCCTTATTCATTTCGTTCTCTTGACAATTTGCTTCCTGAGAAGTTAGCTGCTAGTATGGCTAAGTTTGATCGCCCTACGAAGGATCTGAATGTTGAGTGTAAAGGGATTGCTCATCTTATTCCTGCAGCTCTTCGTCGTATGTACAGTTATATGGGTGTTACTGATCAGTTTGAGAAATCTACGTTTGACCCTTATGCTGTTAAGATGAATGCTCCGATGAATTCCTCTTCTGGTGCTCGTGCTGGGAGAGCTAAGGCTAGTGGGGTGACTAGACATGGTGTTCCCTGGGTCCAGTCTGTTTCAGGACGAAAGCTTGAAAATCGTGAGTATGCGTATCGTCGCTACATGGAAATTGTTAGGCAATCAGAAAAAGGTGTTCCAGTTGATAGTGATTTGGCATGGGTTGTTTCCCCTAAGAGCGAAGTATTTAATTCGGCTGGAAAAGTTGGGCTTAAAGAAACATCTGATCATCGAATGAAGCTGAGACATTATAACATTAGTTATTTTACTACGTATTTGGTTGAGCTTCATGTTCTTCATCATCGTCAGATGGTTGAGAGAGGAAAAATGATTAGAATTGGAATGCCATGGTGGAATGGTGGTGCGTATGCATTGTATAAGGTGATGCAGGGTGAAGATCCAGATATGAGGTACTCTGATGGAGACGTGTCGAATTATGATATGTCTGTTAAGCGGGTTTTTATGGAGTTGTATGTTGGGAGTTCAGGCGTTTACTACCGTAAAGGGCAACATACTCAAATGTATCGAAATTTGCAGAAGTTTGTTTTGAGGCGTCTTACCCGTAGAATGACACACATGTATGGGAATGTGTGGAGGGTGATATTGGGAGGAATGCCGTCTGGTGCCTATGCTACTTCTCATGGTGACTCCTGGATTTTAGGTGCCATGTTCTTCTTTTTCTTTGAGTATGTTCGTGCTACTAACCCTGTGTGGCGTGATACCTTGGATAAATATTTCTTACTTGATAAAATAGTCATCATCATTTATGGTGATGACCATGTTATTGGTGTTCACAAGGAAATTTTTCATTTGATTAATGAGATTGAGTTTGCTAAGTTTCTCTCTCGTTTCTTGGACATGAATGTGAAAGATATTAATATGAATGTTCCGGCAATTACTAAGGTTAATGCTAGTGGTGGAGTGTTGGTTCCCGGCTTTGTGTTCTTGAAACGTTATTTGATTGAGAAGCCGCGCCACTTTAAACGTGATGATGTTGCACCGATAGTGGCTTATCGCCCAACATGGCAGTACTATTATAAGATACCATTTGGAAGTGAGGGGGCACGTCCTCTCATTGATTGTGTATTGTCGTGTATGGGAAATGCATTTGACTCTATGGGAACTAATTTGCATGCTTATTGTTTCCTTAGGTTTATTTTCTCATTTCTCTTGAGTGATGCTGCGCTTGGCAATATGTCTATTAAGGACATGTATTTGGCCCATGTTAAGAAGGCTGAGCGATCTGATGTTACTCGTATTATGCGAAAAATGAATTTGACTGTTGATGATATCTATCGTGGATTTCCTTCTTTGGAGGATTTAGAAGTTAGAAACATTAACAATCCCCGTAAGAGTAATTTTACTCCAGTTATGTGGGAATGAGTTTCATGAGTTCCATGCAAAAAAAA